CCTGAGCTGCCGCTGATACAGAAGACGCACAGGTAACGCTTGCGAAAGCACAATCACGAGAAGTGTCAGCCTGAGTGGTGATTGTTGCAGAATAGGTAATCTTGCCAGATACCCAGTCAAGCTTAATAGAGTTCGCTGTAGTTCCAGATCCGTTCGGGGTAATGTACGCTCCGGTTGTCGCATCAATGGCTTTCCACTGTGCACTGGATGCTGCCTGTGAATGGTCGAGATCCGCAGCATTGTTATTAACAAGCACCTGCAGTTCTCCTTTTACAGTTCTGGAACCGCCATTCCACTCCCAGATGTTTCCATTCAAATCCCAGATACCCTCCAGAGTGCCGTCATGGCTCCATGATACAGGACCAGTTCCGGTCAATACTCTGGCTGTTCTTCCGGAATCATTTACTCCTGGAGCAGGAATTGCTTTATAGCCACCCTCAGAAGCATCTTTGCCATAGTTGTTATTACCTTTAGGCAGACAGCCATTTGCCTTGCACCACAAAGCGATTGCCGCCCATTCAGCCCTTGTCATAAGGTGCCATCCGTCGCCCTTCTGTGTACAGTAGCTGATTGCCTGATCCAGATTAACAGAAGTCTTAGGGTCCTCACAAGGAAGGCTGTACGCTCTGTTGTTGTTCACAATATTCTGGTACTTGGAAATGTAGATTGCATCAACTTCCTGCCCATTGACGATAAAGGCAGGATGTACGGAATCTGCTCCGCCAGGGATAACCTGTGAGATTTTGAATTTCGGGATTTTAACCATGACGGAAGGAAGCCCCTTATCATCATAAAGAATATCATTTGTAGGGCACACCGCTTTAAGTGCCATTGCTGCTAAATCAAAATTTGCCATAGTGCTTATACCTCCTCTACTCTTTCTCTCTCATCAACGCTCCAAAGTGTAAGTGTGACATCATCCATGTTAAGAGGCTTTGCAACCATCTGGATGCCTTTCTCTCCATCTTCGCCCTCTGTCTCATGCCCCTCATATTCCTTGGCCGGAATATCGACTTCTGCCACATACCACTTTCCGGATGCTGTGCCGATTACAAGATCTCCATCATCATCAAAACAGATATCCTTATGCTCTGGCTCATCCTTCTGGAGCTTGGCCAGATTCAACATAAGCTCGTCAGCGAACGTGATCTTGGTACCGCTCACTTCGAAATCGATCTTGGTGCCTGCGTTTTTCTCTACAATTTTCATGAAAGAATTCCTCCTTTTACAATGTATTTAACTGTTACTGATGTGGCACTTCCGTCAAATCCAAGCTTAAATCCGTTAAGAGCCTTATCTGATACCGATAATTCCCCCGGAAGCCCACCGGAAAAGCCCGTCACCCTTGCCTCTACAAGGTAGTTAGTTGTTTTCCTTGTCTTGGTAAGATTTATGGTCTTATCGCTGTTATTGAACGGATACTTCAAGGTGTTGGTAAGGGTAACAGTACCCGTTTCCACAATGTTCTCCGCCTCAAGCCCGCTTACTCTTTCTTCGTGATCGGCTTCAAACTGAAGCTGATGCTGAAAGATAATCTGCTGTGCAATCTGTGAATCCTGGATAGCTTCCTCCATGCGGTTGAAGTTCTCTGCACTCTGATTGGTGCCCTGCTGCATGAGTTTCCCGGCAGGCTCCATTGTCACAGTTCCGTCCGCATTCTGAGTAGCTTTGTATGTTCTTGCAGGATCTCTTACATTGTCCTGCCAAAGCATTCTGTCAAACATGTCTTTCCTCCTTCTATTCTTCTACCATAGGCACGTCGATCTGGATCAACGCACCTTCCGTTGAGCTCTTGACAATAGACCGGTTGCCTTCATACGCAACGTCTCCGTCTGCATCAAGCAGTCGTACTTTGGTAATCGTTATTGACATTTCATCGGTTGTCTCGATTTTGAATGTCATGGTATTTCCAGACATACTCTTTTCAGTGAATCGTCCTTCGTACCACTTCCCTGTTGCCGAAGCATAATACTGTGCTCGGGCAATCTTGCGCAGCCACCATCTGCGGTTTTTATCCAAAAAGGTTTTCTGCCAAGCCACTACAATCCCTCCTCTCCACATAGATTTGTACCGCATTCTACATATGTTAAAACAGCAGAGCTTTCGGAAGTTCCAAATGAAACTTTGTTTTCGCTCTGCTGACCTAATGTAGCAATATCAGGGTTGGTTCCACATTGTTCGTATGCTATCAATGCAGAACTCTCATTTGTGCTAATAGTAATCTTATCCTCGTAAGAAATGCCTACTGTGGTGTTCTCCGGATATGTGCCGGCTTCCTGCTCCTCTGAGCTCGGTAAATGACCGTAGACCATATCAGATGAACTGGTACGTATATTTACACCATTTTCAAGAACCATGCCCTTGGTGGTATCTGTTGGATACGTTCCTGCGAGCATGTTTTCGTCACTTGGCATATGCGGATATACCACATCATTGCTGATTGTGCCGACATTCATGCCGGATGGAATGTATGCACCTACGGTTGCTATATCCGGCTTTGTTCCACACAATTCATATGGAAATACATAATGTGTGATATTGGTATGGAACTTTATCTTTGTGGTGCTTATGAGCAGGACTTCTGCCAGGATATGTGCTGGCTTCATTTTCTCTATCAGAGCCTCAAGGTCTGATATATATACCTGATTCTCCTCTTTTATCTGTACCGAAATGGTAAGTCTTGTTGTCATTCTTACGGATGGAGTTTCATCACATCCTGTATAATTCTTCACTATGCTCTTAATAAGTGAACCGGAAAACTTGTCTCCGCCATTCCAGAACAGCTTCACCCTTTTTCTTCTGTATTCGAGATCTGTCTGTGAATCAGGAAGAAGATTGAGCCATTTTTCCCACCGGCTTATCGTTTCCTCATCTGCAGTATCGATGAACTGATCCTGCATAAGCTTTTCAAGCCCTTCCGCACCTACATCAAGCGTTTTTCCTGCAAATCTGTAGTTGGTGTCCATTTCCAACAAATCCCGATAAAAAAGCGGACCGTAGGAAAGTAATTCCTCGTATCCGCTTCTTTGCTGATTGTAAAATACTGTACTAAGCATCGATCAGCACCTCCTTCAGAACAGGTGTGCTCTCCTTCCCTACCTTTACATTTTCAGTAGAGCCATTGAGCTTCAGAGAAGCAGGAACATAGTCTAATATGCTTTCTGCCGACGCAATCAGCGAACCAATTGAGGACACTCTCACAGTAATATCCTCGTCTCCATCGACAACCAGTGTCTTGAAATAAGTCTTGATTGCATTCTGGACTTCCGTCTGTGCTGTCTGCTTGCTGTACCCGCTTTTCAAATCTGCACTGAATGATACCGAAATATCAACCGCCTCCGGAGCGGCCGCCAGAAAATGAGCTCCCAGATCAGATACCCCATCTCCTAAGCCATCACTGAACGTAAGAGCCTTGCCGTTGACAGTAACTTGATACCCTTCCACAATCGGATCAATATAACTCTGTACGTCCTCTAATATGCTCTTAGCGGGGATTCCGCCCTCTGTGGAATATATGACAGCCTTAACGGTATTTTCGCCTCCGTACAACGGCAATATGTGTGCCCTGCCCACACCCGCTCTTTCCTCGCACCAGACTTTGTATTGTGAACGATTATTATTCTGTGCCGGTCCTGTTTTCTTTTCCTGCCATCTGCTTCTTAAATCATCGTCTGTTTCTTCCTCAGCTCCCGGAATATAAAGAGAGCCAAGCGTACATGCTTCAAGACCGTTGACTTCGTAGACTGGCACGACATTCTGTCCGGGCAGGATAGAATTGGTCGCAGTTCCAAGGACTTCTGACTCCAACAAAAACCTGTCATCCTTCGATATAAGCTTGAAGTAGCAGGATTCTACAAAGAACCTGCTTCCAAGTTCCGGAGTTGTGCCAGTAAATGAAACTTCATAGTAGGATGGAGTGGCACTTTGTCTGTAAATGCCATCCTGAGCCGCCTTTTCCGTCAAAACATCTCCGGTGCAGGTATCAACTGCCAGCATTTCAAAGGCTGTACTGAGATCATTCATGAATTTTGCAATACGGATGCAGTGACCTGTGGCAGCATCCATGAATAAGCTTCCCTGTCTGGTATCCACCCCGTATTCTTCACCAAGAGCTCTCGCCTGATCCATAAAGTAATCTTCCGTAAATTCTTCAAACACCTAAATCACCTCCTTTGTCTGTATGCTTCCGTAAATTGTGTCTACATCAAACGATATGATCACACTGTCCTGATGCGGATAGGTATCCTTAAATTCAAACCCGAAGTTATAAACATCCAGAATTCTCTCGTCATGAATCAGTGTGTCTCTGATAAGGAAGGGCATTTCTGCCTCTATATACTCTCTTGTTGCAGTGTTCCTTATAACACTGTCACGTATTTCGCTGCCATACTGACTGTCATAAATAAGGCAATGAAAACGAGGTGTCAGAAGGGCTTTCTTTATGAACTGCTTAACAGCCTCCTGCTCATCTATGAATCCGGCAATCCGACCAGCTTCCCAGTCTATAGCGTAGGTTCTTGATGTGATCGTTTCCTCGTCTTCAATGGCAGCAACCGGAATAGCTATGTCAACCGCCATCTGATTACCCCTTTCTGTCCAAAATGTAATATTGTTTTCCGCTGTTGAATGCCAGCAGATAAACGGTATCGCCTTTCTTTAGTGCGTTATGAATCATAAGAACTCCGTCTCTGACAGTAAATGTTGCCAGAAAATGGGAATGTGCTCCATCATCGCTTCCGCTTAGTTCCTCATGTGTATGCTTTCCGTCCGTCTTCGTTTTTGATATGAGAGAGCCGGCTCCCGTTTCCAGATCAACCTCGATCTGGTAGTCCGTAAGGCTTCTCGGTACCACAAGCGAATTGGCGGTTAATACCATTTTTGCATCATTCTTCAGCGTGACTTCCAGTGGAGAGGCGGATGTTACAATTCCCTCCTTCACACTCGGTGCTTCCGGTGCCATTGATTGTATCAGCTGTTTTATTCCGGTAGGTGTTTCCTGATCTGCCATAATCCATCCTCCTAACTAAATGTGCCATCATCAACCCAACCAAACACCCTGCTCTTGCTGTCTGTGTGCTCTAGGTGCCATGGGTGAGCCTTGCCTTTTGCAATGTGAGTAATCTTGGCCGGACCTGCATTGCATCTGGAGCCGGTAGGCTTGCTTGCGGTACTGTTCACATAGTGGTAACCGCCATTGAACTGCACAACGTCTCCTATCTTGTGTTCAGAGCTTGTCTGTGTTGAGCCTGATGATTTTGTCACAGGCTCTGCAAAGTTAAGCTTTAAGGTCATTGTATGGCTTTCTCTTGTGTACTTGTGGGTGTCTTCATCAATAAAAAAAGACCGTTTTAATCCAAGATGAGGGATGATAACATAAACACATTTTCCGGATACAGCTTCCGATACTCCCATGCCAGAGACCTTCAAACTCTGCTCCGGTGTCCCCTTTTCATCAAAGATTGATTCGACCAGCTCCTGCATCTGTGCGGCTGTGTAGGAATCGTCCACCGACTTTACCTCCATGAAGGTACCAATCTTCGATTCCAGCTCGGTATTGGCTTTCTCATACACTATCGCATCCTCCTTCGACAGGAGCCTTACTCTGGTTCTTATCTTCTCAATGCTCTTGGAGTATTCGTAACTGGTGAGGTTTGACTGACTGCTCCCAGCTTCCAATACCCACTGCATGGCATTTTCCACTCTTTTTCTTAAATAAATCGTGCCATTTTCGGAAGAAATATAATATCTTTCCCCTGTGGCTTTATACGTTGTGCTTAACGCATCGAGCATCACATCATAATAAGTTGTCTTTGCTTTTGGAAGTTCCGGTATTACATAGCTTGTATCAACCGCATTTCCTGTCATTCCCAGCCTTGACATACAATCATTGAATATATCTGTGGCCGTCTTGTTGGTATAGCAGAATGAATCCTTGTTATTCGCCAGATAATAAGCATTGTCATAGGCTTTTACCACCAGCTTTTTAGAATTACTCTGCTTATGGCTTGTGATTATGCCCCGGAACAGCTCTTTGCCGCCCTCATAAAAAACACATTGGTCTCCATTGGCACAATCTACCGTAACCCTTGAATGATTGCATCCATCATCATCCATCAGAGTGATACTGACAGACCTTGGAGCAGCTCCTTTCCTGCCGCTCCAAGTGATCTCCTCGAACATATTTGACACATCATAGCCCGTTCCGTTATGGATAATTACAAATTGTATTGCCATGGCTACCTCCTATGCTGCCGGTATGGTATAAACCTGTCCGGGATAAATCAGATTTGGGTTACTGCCAATAACACCTTTATTCGCATTGTAAATAACGGTATATTTAGCTCCTGATCCGTAGAACTTCTTTGCGATGTTCCAAAGACAGTCGCCCTTTTTCACTGTGTATGTCTGTGCCGCCGGAGTGTTATCCACCCTTGGAGAGGATTGTGAAACAGTAGCTTTCTGTGTGGTAACATTCACCTTGATCTGACGCATGGTGATTTCTCTGTACTCCTTGAAGGTAATGTCAAACTGCACTGTTCCAGGATCACCGCCAACCTCGGAGGTTTTGAATTTCTCAATGGTGGCATACATGGATATTCCCATGCCTCCTGTAAGAGTAAGCCTCACTGGCTTCTTGGTGTTCTTCATTGCCAGAATCTGTGCTACTGCTGTGTTCGGATCCGGAATATTCCGGTAATTGCATCCGCTAAAATAAGTCTTCGGAAAAAAGCTCGAAAAGCTAATGTTCGCAGCTGCACTGTCCTGTATGATCGTACACTCGCCAACTCCGTACACCTTGAGGTTGGAGTTGTCACTGCCATACGACACTTCTATTTCTTCCGGGAGAACCGGAAACCGAAAAATGCTGTTCAGCTTCATGGCTAATTGATAATTAGAACTCATACGACAAATCTCCTTCCTCCTCAATTTCCTGCTGAATGATACCCATAAGAGCATCCTTCATGTTCGACATTAACAGGCTTACAACATCTTCCTTTGTGACACCATTTCCGGTTACCTTCATTTCTCCGGCGCCCTCTACTCTGAATGTCACTGTCCTGTCACCGCCTGCTGTATCATTAGCCGTCTGCTCCGGTTCCACATAGAAACTGTCCGAAGATGTATCTTTTGCAAGTATGTTAGCTGTTTCATCAGCTGTATAAACGACTTCTCCGCCACCAAAATTGACAAGCTCCGGACCTTCCTCACCGACCAGTGCAAGTCCCGGTTCTGCATCAACGGTACCTTCTGCGTATGCATGATACCCACCACCCTTTAGAGTGGTGTTTGCAAAGCTTAGGGAATTGATCGCACTCTGGGCTCTCGATACTCCGTCTTGGATTTCCTTCACATAGGCATCCATGGTGGATTTCGCATTTGCCTTCGCTTCATCACTCAGGTTTAGATTATCAACAGCTGTTTCCATATCCGTCTGTATCTTGGTAAGGGAATCAGAAAAATCCGTCTCCAACTCTGCCATACTGGTTGCTGTATCGCCTTGAGCTGTCTGCAGGTCGTTGTACTGCTTCACTACTGCTGACAGATCTGCATCATTCATACTTTCCATGCCGGCCAGCATTGCGGCTGACTCCTCACTGCCATCTGACAAATCTTTCAGCATATCAGACAATCCTTCGATTTCGTCTGCTCTGGCTGTAAGAGAATTCATGTTCTCGTTGTATGAATTCCAGTAATCTATCTGTGACTGCAGCGCATCCTTGATACTCTGGGAGGTCATTGCCGTTACGTCCTCAACCTCTGTCCATAAATCATACTGACCTTGAACACTCTGCAGAGCTGAATCGTAAGCATCATCATAGGCTGTGCACAATTCTTCAAGCTGTGCCGAATAGCCTTGAATGACACTGCTTGCCTCGTCGTAACCATCAGATGTACTCTCCAACACCTCTCTCTGTTGTTCATATATCTCAGAAGCCTCTGTTGCCGTTGCAGACGCAAGTGCGAGTTCAGCCATCATGCTATCGATTTCTTCTTCGGAATACCCCATCTGTTCATAGCATTCGCGTATCGTGTCTTCAACTCTGTTGAATTCAGCCTCTGCATTGGAAACTTCATCTTTAAGCACGCTCCATTCATTGTATGCGTCCTTTACAGAGCCTGACCAATTCATCTCTGCCCCATCTGCCAAACCAGACCAAGCCAAAAACGGATGTTCTTTAGACCAGTCTTCATCCAATGCTCTCTCGTATTCAGCATAAGCTGCATTCATGGACTTGTTCGCTTCGTCAAAATCTGCTTGCGCACTTTGATACTGCCCCAGATAATCCATCAATTTGTCCATGTTTGCCTGTGCTTTTTCCTGTTCAGCTGACTCAGAAACTGTTTTCCACAGATCCTCTATAGACATGTTGAGCTTACCATTCGTTGTATCAAGGGTAAGATTCAAATCCTCATAAGAGCCATTCAGCTTGT